CACATTCCTCATGATTCTGGACTCCAAGAATGTTCTCAACATTGGCAATCGCCTCAGCTGCGCTTATTGCCTGTGGTTGCTTAGGATTTCCATAGATTGGCTCATTAGTCCAAGGATCAGCAGCTATTGCTTCCTCCTTTGTAGCAAACGATGGAACCTCTTTAGCCTTTGCAATGTCCTTGGCACTTAATCGTTCGACCTTGCTCATTTCCTCTCTTGAAGGTCTTTTACCTTTAGCTGCGTAACCGCCGTTTGCAAGCGCTCTACCGATCGCTGAAGTCTCACAGTTCTCCAGAGCTGAAGTTGAATTAACACCACGATCAGTAACCTTCTCCTCAGCGTATCCTGTCGAGAACGCCACGCTATCTGCGAAAGTTCTATATAAGTACGCTTTAACAATAAATCGATCATTCTGGAATGACTCCAATTCTGTGCTTATTCTGAAATCGGGGAAGTCTTTGATGAACTTCTCTAAACGGGTTTCAACTGTCTCGTAATCTGCCAAATTAAACACTTGGTAACTCCTCTTGTTTCATTAAATACTCGGTTTGTTCCGGTAATGACCAAACAGTACCGTCTGCCCATGTCTGAACATCGATGGCGCAACTATTGCAATAGTGTCGACGTGTGCCTTGACTGCGTGGATGATTGCTGATGACTGTGTAACTTGCTGCCTTTTGACCTAAAAGGTTATTTGCGCCAAATCGGACTTTGCAGTAATCGCACCAAACTCCAGGGGCTGATTTAATAACTGTCAAGGTCAGTCCAGTCAGTTGATGCAATTTGTCCAGCGAGCGCAATGTATGCTGCGCCGTCCTTGTAACTGTCTTGGTGGAGGCTTGTCTCTTGTAAGCGTGAGATTTTGACAAGTGCCATACAGATTGCGACTTCGTGAGGCTCGATGTTGCGTTCAAGATAGGCTGACCAGAGTTTGGCAATTCGAAGGTGATTGAGAGCTGCCAAGCCGTAATCTTTACCTCTGTCTGCAATGAGGTCTTTTGCTTCGTCAAGGATGTCATTAGCGCGCATTTTCACTCACACGCTGGAATGACTTAGCAACGATCAATCCTTCTCGCTTGCCCTCTGTAAAGCCTTTGCCCCAGCCGACAATAAACCATAAAACATTAGCAGCTAGTAATAATATAATTACAGGTACTTGTAGATCCATTTCTTTTGCTCCCGTTCTTGTAACCGTTGTTGGCTACAGGATTACGGTCTCACATCTGGCAGACAATTACACGTTTATTTTGATAACGAAACGGTAACGATTTAGGTCTAAATTTAGCCCCAGCGTTTCCCTTGGTAAATGAATGACCCATCTTTCGGATCAATAGGGATCAGTTCAGGCGTGAAGCGCTTGCCATGCAAAGTACCTACAACAAAGCCCATCTGCCAATTGGCGTAACCCTTTGTATAGCCCATTCCAGGGCTTGAAAGATCGACGAGGTTTCCTACCTCAACACCCCACACAATGCGCCCATATCGCCCTCCAGAGGCTTCTGAATGCGCACTGAGACCAAGCCTGTGCGTATGCCCCGAGACGATTGATTTACCCATGCGCATTGCACCATTCAACGCCGTCTGCCCGGGTTTGTTTGATAATGGAAAAGCGTCTCCATGGCAAGTGTGCCAACCTGGAGCAAAGTCAAAGCCGTTGGGATGGTATTTAATACCAGCCTTGTCATAGCCCATGAATTTGTCATAGCGCAGCTCAGGCAGGTTCATAAATGCCGGTAATCTGCGACTAAGTGACTTGTAAACTCTTGCTCCATGATTGGAGCCAACGACGTCAGTTACGCCAAGATATTCGAGAATCTCTAAAGTGAGTTTCCGATCCTCATCGATATTGCCCTCGACCTCTTGCCATGGTTGAGCAAAGCCTCCAAGTTGAGGTAGATCGATCTCGTCACCAATGCAAATGGTTTGGTGAGGCTTGTAAGCCCTTAAAAACTTGCCTAAATTCTTGACTGCTGCTTCATGAAAGAACGGTGCCTGAATATCTGATATCCAAGCAATTCGTTTTACTGTCATTAGTCCTCGTCGTCGTCCTCATAGTCACCAAACCGCTCTGGCTCGATAGGATCTGGCAAGATCCAAGCCGGATAAGCTGTAGGTTCAATTATGATCCCCATGACTTCATCCTCTTTGAAACCAGCGCGCTTAAGACTTTGAGCAAACTCGTACATGCCAATACAGTAAGCATCGAGTGCTGAGTAATCTTGATCTACAAGCTGCTTAGTTGCTTTTCTTGCCATGTGGATAAGTGTCCCTTACTTTTTGAGAAGTTCCATCATCTGTTCTTGGCGTGTCTCTATTCTTGCCAATCTGTCTGCGAGAGATGATCCACCATTCGGCGTAAGAGTCCACAACCAACCGCGAACCAAATAACGCAAACCGCCAACAACAATAGCAAGCGTCGAGGCAATGGCAAGGACGAGCCCTGCCCAATCATTAGCGGTCACCGTAGACCATAGGCTTCATCTTTAGGATTCAACCAACGCATAATAGGTGGAATCGTTGCCAACGCACCAGCGTAGGCGATGTTCTTAGGGTCAGTCTCGCCGGCAGCGACAAGTGCAAGAGCAGCTGTTAGAAACGCTCTGCCCCAACTTGCTAACATCTTTTTCAGGTCTTTGTTCATCAGTTCCTCCTAGTAACGGGATGTTAAAAAACTTCGAATCCGTGTCGCCAGCCTTTGTAAAACTAATGTGAATATGGCTGGTGTGTGGATTGACTCCGGTATATTTGCGCCAACGCCAGAGGCTTCGAGCGCTTGCAATCTTGCGGTTAAAAATGACATATGCAATGCGTTTATCTGACTTGGCGAGAGTTCGAATCTGGTCGGCAATGTAAGCAGCTGTATTGGCTGATTTGTCGAAATCAACATCGAGATCGAGAGCCCTGATAATCCCTGAATCAGGGTCAGGGTTATGATCGCTTTTTCGGGCTGAGTGCCTCGCGTCTCCGATTGTCCCGTCCGAGTCACGCTTTCGATCTGGATAAGCATCGTCTGCCTGTTCTCTTAGTTGTACAACGGATTTAGATAAGCGCGGTTTCATGTTCGACATTTGAACACTCCCAACGCTTAAGCTCATTTAGTTCTAATTCATCGTGTCCACATTCTGGCATTGGTGGAATAAAGGCATCATCGATTGGATCATACAAATAACCAATACCTGCAAAGTTGTAACGAATCTTTCCATTATATGAAGTTTTAATCCATGATCCTCCAAGATTATCTATAAGCCATTGATAGCCTTCATCACCGGCTGGATCTTGATTATCTCCAACTAAAACACGAATAACTTTGTTATCTTGATTTATTTCTGCCCAATGACTCATACTGCATACCTCACTATGACAATTCCTGAACCGCCCGCGCCACCTGTGTAGTTTTGATAACCTCCGCCACCACCGCCGCCTGTGTTAACTGTTGCCGCTGCTCCGTTTTGATTTGTTCCGCCACCAGCACCACCACCGCCCGCGCCAACTGCGCCAGGGGTGATTGAAGTGAAACCACCCGAACCACCACCGCCGCCTGCATAATAACCACTGACACCTGTGCTGGTTGCCGTTGCCCAACTGGAATAAGTATTCAATCCGTCACCGCCTTTGCCCGCAGTGGTACTTGACGGCGCGGCTTGACCTACTTGACCAGCACCACCACCGCCGCCTGTTGCGTTACTAATATTGGCAGCACCACCCGCATTGCCTTGACCACTTGTGCCCGAACCAGGGCTGGACGCAAAACGACCACCGCCGCCTGAACCACCACTTGTTGCGCTTGTACCGCCGCCAACGGCTGCCGTGAATGAACCAATTTGAGAATTCGTTCCATTCGTACCCGCTGAACCACCACCGCCGACGGTCACTGTTTGATTTGCTGAAATTGATTGGCTGCTTGCGTAATACAAACCACCAGCACCACCGCCGCCGCCAACGTCACTGCCACCACCACCGCCGCCTGCAATAACCAAAATGTCAGCAGTAAGCGTTCCGCTGGTGACGCCCAATGTTCCGCTTGCAGTAAAAACACGGTAATTGTATCCGCCTGAAGTGTAAAGTGTGCCACCTGTAACGATAGGCTTTCGCCCACCACTCGCCATGATTCCCAGCATAGGCGTCATTAGGCAATGTCTCCAAATACGATCCATGAATTTGCAGCTAGTTTTTTACATGTCGCACCTGAATTGGCAACACGCAATTTTGGTGTTGCGCTTGTTGCTCCTGTTGAAATCACTGTTGTTGTTCCTGGTGTGACTGCGCCAATTGTTGGCTGACCTGCTCCAGTAATCCAGAACACGTTAATTTCTGTACCTACCGCAAAATTAAAAGTGGCGTCTGTTGGGATTGAAAATTGTTTGGCAACAGCATTGTTCATTGAAAAAATGTTACCTTCATCACCAGATGCAAAAGTGTAATTATCTGTTTTTGCTGTATATGTTGATGAAATTTTAGGCGATGTTAAAGTTTTATTTGTCAAAGTCTGTGCAGTAGTTAGGTCGGCTGTAACGGACGTATCAATCGAAACTGTAACTGTGCCAGAAGTGCCACCGCCTGAAATACCTGTTCCAGCTGTAACGCCTGTGATGTCACCTTGATCGTTTGCTATCCAGACAAAATCCATATCTGTATTCGAGTTTTTTGATAGAACTTGTCCACTTGTCCCACCTTTTAGATCGGACATCGATGTGTCGATTGAGTTGCCAAGGGTACGGATAGCAGCTGCGCCATCTTTAACGAGGTCTGTGTCGTCTGGAGTTTCCCAGCCGAACGAGGTAGTGGTTGCCATTTTGCTCCTTTATCAGGCTACTATTGTAGCGTTAATCCATTCTAGGGTTGGGCTTAATGTATTCCATGTCTCTAATCCTGAGACTCCATTCCACCGTGTGGATTGAAGGCTGTATGCAGTAGGCGACACGGTTAAAGTCAGATACAAGGAATTGTAGCCTGCTGTAAATGTCCAGCCTTCTACGAAACCTTGAAATGCTCCTGTATTAATATTTGATGGTAAATCAGTAATGTTTAAAGGTAACCCCATAAAAACATTTAAAAGGGTATCTCTATCAGTATCATCGATCTCGGGATTGGAAATCGGGAACGTAATGGATCTAAATTGAGCTTCTGGAAATGCTCTAAGATTTAAATAAAATTCAGCCTGAGATAAGGCATCAGCCCCATTTTCCAATGAGGTTGTGATTTCATAAGCTTGTTGCCCGTAAATACCAATGGATTCAGCATCAAATGCAGATTCTTGCGCGTTTGCTTTATAAGTAATAGTCACATTGTTCCGAACGTCTCCAGAACGTTTTTGTGTCTTAATTCCACGCGCTAAAGCATGATTCCCAGTTAAATCTATATATCCATTACTGGTGAGATATGTTGTCCGTCTGGAACTATCGGCATAACCAATCCGACCTTCTGCGTCCTCATATAGATAACCAAGCCCAGAAGTAGCCAAGCCTGCAACTAACGTATAAACATCAATAACGTTGGATGATCGAGACGCAAGTTCATAATCGCCTGGTTGGTCAATAGTGCCGAGTCCAG